TGTTCGAGCTGCGGGCCAAGCCTGGGCAAACGATCCAGCTCTCGGGCGTCGAGTCGCTGGTCGTCAATGACCCGCGCGAGATCTCGATCAATCCTCTGCCGCAGCAGCGCAACCAGATGCTCGGCCTGTTCGAGACTGCGCTTCGGGTCGCAGCGCCGATCTACGGCGCGAAGATCGCCGCCGACGGCCTTGTGGATCTCGCCGACAGCATCGGCCGCAATAGCGGCGACCATTCGGTCACCACGATCAGCGACAGCTACAACACGCGGGGCGATACGGTTGACGGCGACGTCTCCGGCACCGGGGCTGGCATCGGGAATACAGCCACGATCGGCAACGGCGCGGCGGTGGGTGACGGCAACTGGGTCGACAACGCCACCGGCGATCGCGCCGGCGGTGACCTGATCGGCCGCGATCGCATCGACACCGATATCGGCGGCGACCAGATCGGCGGCGATCGCATCGACACCGGCGACCGGCGCACCGACTCGCCAGGGCCCTTCGACCAGGGCGACTGCCGCGACGGTGGGGATTGCAGTCAACCGGTGCCGCCCGTCGAACCGGACGAGGGTGGTTAAGTGCCTGAATTTGACTACAGCGCCGCGAGGTTCTGGCTCGGCGCTCTGGTGCTGGTCGCCAACTCAGCGCTCGCGATCTGGGCCTGGTGGCGATCGCGCGAGCAAGCCAGCAGCCGTGCACTAGGGCAGCTAAGCAAGCGCATCGACGACAACAGCCGACGGCTGGATATGGTCGAGCGCGACCTCCGCGACGCGCCCGGCCACAGCGATTTCACCGCGCTGCGCGATGACCTGTCTGGTCTGCGCGGCGAAGTGCGCCAGATGACCGGCACGATGCAAGGGCTCGGCCGCGCTGTCGACCTGATGACCGAACACCTGATCAACAAGGGCACGAAATGAGCGATTTTGCCAACCTGTTGCGAGAGGACCGGCGGCTCACGCTGCTGCGCCTGCTCGCTGACGGGGACGACTACAGCGCCAACCACTACCTGCTGCACGCCGCGCTGCCTGGCTTCGGTCACGCGGTCGGCGAGGACACGGTGCGCACCGATCTGGCCTGGCTTTCCGAGCAGGGCCTGGTCACCACCAACGAGGTCGGCGGCGTCCTGGTCGCCAAGCTGACCGGCCGCGGCGACGACGTCGCCCAGGGCCGCGCCCGCGTCCCCGGCGTCAAGCGCCCCCGGCCTGAATAAGCATGGGCCGCAAGAGCACCATCAAGCAGCTCGACCCGAGGATCCGCGAGGCGGTCGATCAGGCCATCCGTGAGGACCGGGCGACGATCGACGAGCTGGTCGAGACCATCGAGCAGCTCGGCGGCGAGGCCAGCCGCTCGGCGGTGGGGCGCTATGTGAAGAACTCCAAAAAACAGATGGAGAAGTTCAGGCAGGCCAAGGAGATCGCCAAGGTCTGGGTCGGGAAGATCGACGAGGATCCGGAAGGCGACGTCGGTCGATTGATCTCCGAGATGCTGCGGACCGTGGCATTTCAGACGATCAGCAACTTCGACGAAGCCGAAGACGGCGCGAGCGCTGGTGAGCTGATGTTCATCGCCAAGGCCATCAAGGAGCTGGCCCAAGCCGACAAGCTGACCGCTGATCGCGAGATCAATATCCGGCGAGAGTTTGCCAAGAAGGCCGCCGACGCGGTTGGTCAATCCGCTGCGGTCTCTGGCATGACGAAAGAAACGATCCAGGCGATCAAGCGCGAGATTCTGGGGCTGGCATGAGCACCACCGCAGCGACGTCGCTCCCGGACCTCGGTGGCCAGGATGTGCTGCTTCCGTATCAGAAGGAAGGCCTCGAGGCGACTGCCGCCTACCCGGTCACCTTCTGGGAGAAGTCCCGTCGCATCGGTGCCACCTGGGGAATCGGCGCTGACGCCGTGCTGACCTCGGGTGCGCAGCGCGCTGCCGGCGGTATGGACACGCTCTACATCGGCTACAACCTCGACATGGCGCGCGAGTTCATCGACACCTGCGCGATGTGGGCAAAGGCGTTTGGAAAGGCGGCAAGCGCCGTCGAGGAGTTCATCTTCCGCGACAAGACCGAGGACGGCGACAAGGATATTCAGGCGTTCCGCATCAACTTCGCCTCGGGCTTCGAGATCGTCGCCCTCTCAAGCCGCCCGCGATCGCTGCGAGGCCGACAAGGCTATGTGATTGTCGATGAGGCGGCGTTCCATGACGATCTGGCCGAGCTGCTCAAGGCCGCGCTCGCGCTGCTGATCTGGGGCGGCAAGGTGCTGGTGATCTCGACACATGACGGTGTCGACAACCTGTTCAACACGATGATCCAGGACGTTCGCGCCGGCAAGCTCAAGTACAAGGTGCTGCGCACAACTTTCGACGATGCCCTCGAGCAGGGGCTGTACCGACGGATCTGCCTCGTCAAGGGCGAGACCTGGTCCGTCGATGGCGAGCGCCGCTGGCGCCAGGACATCATCGACTCCTATGGCGATGACGCCGACGAAGAGCTGTTTTGCATTCCCAGCAAATCAGGCGGCACCTGGTTGAATCGCGCGCTGATCGAGTCGCGCATGATCGATGCGCCGGTCTTTCGCTGGAGCCCACCGGCCGACGACTTCACCACCTGGCCGAAGCACCTGCGCGAAGCCGAGATGAAAGACTGGCTCGAAACCTATCTCGGGCCCGAGCTCAAGACGCTGGATCCCGATCTGAATTCAGGGCTCGGTGAGGACTTTGGCCGAACTGGAGACCTGACTGTCTTCGCGCCGCACCAGGTGCGGAAGGACCTGACCGTCAGGCATCCGTTTCTTGTCGAGCTTCGCCAGTGCCCATTCGAGCAGCAACGCCAGGCGCTGTTCTTCATCCTCGACCGGCTGCCGCGATTTCGGAAAGCTGCTCTCGATGCGCGCGGCAACGGCCACTACCTGGCCGAGGTCGCCATGCAGAAGTACGGCGAACTGCGCATCGAGCAGGTGATGTTCAGCGAGTCCTGGTATCGCGAGAACACGGCACCCTTCAAGGCCGCGCATGAAGACGGGACGATCGAATACCCGCGCGACGCTGAAGTGCTGGACGACGTGCGCGCCTTTCAGGTCGTGCGTGGTGTCCCGCGGCTGCCCGACCTTCGGAGTAGTTCAAAGGACGGCGGCAAGCGACACGGAGACGCCGGCATTGCGCTGCTGTTGAGCCACTTCGCCTCACGCCAGGAGGTCGTCGAATTTGACTTCACGGCCGCACCAAGCCGCCACAGCAGAGAGTACCTGCGCAAACGCGATGGCGGCGATGACATGGATATGAGCTACGACGGAGGTGGCGCATGGTAGAGATCCTCGGCCCAGACGGCCAGCCCGCCCGCCAGGCGCGGCTGGCGATGGATATGGAGGAAAAAGACGCGCATCTGTTCTGCGAGCTGTCCAAGCGTCGCCTGGCCGTGCAAGCGGTCGCCTGGCATATCGAGCCGCCGGCGGACGCCACCCCGGCCGAGGAGCAGGCCGCGGATCTGTGCCGGCAGATCCTCGACGTCGAGATCGACATGCAGGATCTGCTCTACGATCTGACCGACGCGATCCTGCACAGCTACGCCGGCTGCGAATATCACTGGCAGCTGATTGATGGGGTCAACGTGCCGACCCAGCCGGAGATGCGCCCGGCCGACTGGTTCCAGGCCGACTATCAGAACTACCAGTTCAGCCGCCTGCTCCTGCGCGACCAGACTGGTGCCGGCACCGCGCTGCGGCCGCTGAATTGGATCCTGCACATCCAGCGCTCACGCTCGGGCTACCTGACGCGCGCGGGCCTGGTGCGCGTACTCGGCTGGCCGTTCCTGATGCGGGCCCTGTCAACCCGCGACCTGGCTGAGTTCCTCGAGATCTACGGCCTGCCGCTTCGCCTGGGCAAATACCCGGTCGGATCCAGCGACAAGGAAAAGGCGACGCTGCTGCGCGCCGTGGTCGGCATCTGCCACGCCGCTGCCGGCATCATCCCGGAGGGCATGTCGATCGAGTTCCAGGAGGCGGCCAAG